CATTCTGATCCTCTTGTAAAGGGGTAGGCCGATAATTATTTACTCGCTCTAACTCCATAGTTGCTTTTGTCATAGCTTCTTGGGCTGACATTAACAAATCGGAGTCTCCGCTCTCATACGCTTCTTTATATGATCTCTTGGCCGAGTCGAGCTTCATTTCAGTACTTTGTTTAACGGCAGATACATACTCAGTTTGACCTGAGTTGATGAGCTGTTTAAATCGCTTGTTCTCTTCCATAAGGCGACGTGTAGCATCAATGCTTTCTTGTCGCTCACGATAAGCCGTCTCTTTATCTCGGCGCTCATCATGCCAGACCTTCTTGAGCTGTTTCATTTTTTGTTTAACATCATCAGAATAATTCTCTAGCTCATCTTGCTCGAGTTCTTCGACGATGTTTTTGGGCATCGGCTCACGACCACGGTCAGCTTCTGGGATGCTATCCTCAATCTCTATCTCCAGATCTTCCTGCTCATCTGGAAACTTAAATTCTGTTTTTTCAAAATTAGACATATGTTCCTCCTTTATTTTCGTTTGATGCCGCGGGGATCTTGAACAACAGCCTCCACGGAGTCATCATTAATAATCCTGAATTCTTGCCCATGGATGATGAGCCTTGACCCAGAATTAGGTCTTACTAAAATAAAATCACCGTCTTTACACCAAGGCCCGGTTGGGAACTTACCATTATCTTGATAGCAATCTGGGCCTAGTTTGACTACAAATAAGACTGTCGTTAAGACTTCTTCATAGTGGACTGTTTCATCCGCCTTCAAAATTCCGCTTTCATATTCCTTGTCTATTTTTGGGATAGCACAAAGAATGCGATAGCCAGAAGGCTCAGGGAGTTGTTTGGCTTTATCTTCGTTAAAGGCACTTAAGTTAATTGACCCTACGACTTGCGGGCTATCGGGGTTTGTGCCGATCAGCAACTCAGTCATCATCTTGCTCCATTTCTTGTTTGAGGCCTAATACGTAACTTCTTGCAATGAGCAGGCCTCTAATCTCACCACAAGTTTTTTTGTACTCTTCGAAACTATCAAAATTGCCAGCGGCGGTGGCCTCAGACAAATGATTGGCTTTATCCAGAATTCTGGCTGACAGAACTTCAAAAACGTCCATACTTACTCTCCCTGTGAATCAATTTTTTTGTTCATGTCAAAAACCATGCGTGAACGGTCTTGGGTTAGCTGGATGCCAGCCTTAAAACCTTCCAGCTCTTTCTTGGCATTAATACCATCTTGATTTTTGGCTATCTGAATACCTGCCTGCAATCCAGCGATTTCTTTTTGGCTTGCAATGCGCTCACGCTCGATCTGGAGTTGGTCGGCTTTGGACGCGGCATCAATCTTGTCCTTCATTGACTTGCGCTCAATTTCCATCTGTTTGATTTGAAGCTCCATTTGTTGCAACTTAACCAATGGGTCTTCTGCTTGTTGTTGAGCCTTCTCTTGAGCGGCCTGTGCTTGGTTTTGTTGCAAGAGACGTTGTGCGGCCTGTGAAAGTAAGGGTGTTAAGCGAGCTTCCATTTCTGGATCTAAATGAATCTCTTCTCCTGCCTCATCCATCTGCGGCGGCATGTTAATGCCCATCTGCTGTTCAATCTGTACGCGATACGCAAAGCCTAAATGCTCGGCTAGGTGAGCCTGTATAGACGCCCCAATGGCGGCGGCGTTAGGACTTTGCCCGACGAGCTTTTGTATTTTGGGGTCTTGAATGGCGGCCATATGAACTTGTATATGGGCTTCGTGATCTTGATAGGCAAAAGCTTTTAATGGTTTTAGGTTTAAGGCATTTTGGTTTTCAGTGACGGGGTCTGTTGGCTTTTGATCTTCCGCTAATGGAACTAGCTTACTCGCCTCCTTGATGCCTAACGCTTCTAACATGTCACGATGTAATAGGGGCATATTATAAAGATTAGGAGCGCTTTGCGCTAACTGTAAGACAGCTTGATACTGAACAATCTTTTGAGCCATCGTTGACGCATTAGGGTCTGAAACAGGGATAACTTCAACCATTTCGTAGTCTTTGCGTCGTGCTTTTCGGCTTCCTTCGCTTGGCTCGTAATCGTATTGCGCGGGCGCATGTTCAGCAATAATGGCCTTTAAAAGCTTTAATTCCTGCTTTAAAGAGAAGTGAACTCGTGCTTGAACAGCTGACATGACCTTTAAGGTGCGCTCTAAGATAGCTAATGTGGTGCCTACAGGTGCATTGGCACTCATATCTGAGACTTGCATGTCTGCGGTGTTTGCAAATCGCCGCCCATTCTCAATAATCTGATTAAGCAGTGCCATTAAAACCTGCGAAGGCTCTTTGTAAGGCAAAGGCATGATGTTGTCACGCATTGCACCGCTTCCAACGTCTACATCACGGAATTCACCCGGTGCAATTGGCGTATCGTCACCTTTTATACGTAGCCCACGGGTTTTAAAGCCACCCGGCAGGTTAGATAATGTGCCAGCGTCCACTAATTGACGAATAATTGCCGTGCCTGACTTGGCATAGGCGCCAATAAGGTGAATTAATCCAAAATAATAGAAGCCAAAGCCCGGAATGTACCCATAATGCACGAAATGCTGACGAGGGCGATACTTGTGATCCTCTGGTTTCCAGTTTCTTCGAATAGACAGGATGGTATTTGAGCCTTTTTCAAGAGTTACCACGTATGGCAACGCAATACCTGTCATTTCACCGTCTTCTTCATGCTCAAAACCGGGTAAGTCAAGCTCTACATGCATCTCTAAGAGCTTGTAACGCTCATCAGATATGGCTTGAAAACCTGTTTTTTCAGCGATTTTCTTTTCCACTTCATCCAATGTGTTGTTTGGCTCACCTAAATCAACATCTCGGTAGAACCCGCCCACTTGAAGCTTTCGAACATCATTTTCAGTCTTTCGCATGACATGAGTGATGCGCTCTGCTGACTCTAGGTTAGTGGCACCAAAAGGCACCACAACGTCCTCGGCGGGCACAAAAACAGATACCTGACGCCCAATATTAGGATCTTCATAGACCTTCTTAAAAGCGTTACCTGAAAGACCTAAGCCCCAAATCATACGTTCTGTCTCAGGTCGGAACTCTGGCATTGCTTCCGTTAACTCGTAGTTCATGTCCTCTTGAACCCGAGTGGCGGCTTCTTTCTTCTCTTGTGTTTCTTTGCCAAGTATCTTGGCCTTAACTGGACCTGCCGCAGGGAATATTGACATGATGGTTTCAGCTTGAAACTTAACCAATGCCTCCGCCAATAACGGATGATAGATGCCACAGGCACCATCCCAAGGCTCTGAGCGATCTTCGATTTTTAAACCGAGTAGCTCTAGGCCATCTACGTAAGTTTGAATCCAGTCTTTCCTAGATGCTATGTCATTCTCAAAGTCAGAGATCAAATCTGAAGCTAAGGAGGTTAGGTCTTTCTCGTCCATTACCTCGGCTAGGTTGTCAAAGAAGTCTGCATCTTCAACCTCTATCTCAATCTCTAGGCCCGGGATCTCAACCTCAAACAATTCTGGATCGTCTATCTCGATAGCGATACCTACAGGGGCTTGGTACAAGGATTTTTCTATGGCCATTTTGGTCTTCAATAATAAGAGAGTTTTTTGCGGGCGACGGGTTCGTCTTGCTCATCTGAATCTAACCTCAAGAACCCGCCCTGTCTGAATCTGAGTAAAGCCTGTGTCGCACTATCTACGATGTCATCATGATCGCCATTTGGAAAGGATGCACACTCTTCCATCACTTCATCCGCCCATCTTGTCTCTGGGCACCAAACAAAGCCTGACGCAAACAAGTCAGTCACGGCGTTTACACGGGCTATCTTATCAGAACCTTTACTGGGTGTATATTCCATGAGCGGTATTCCTGTACGTCTAAGCTCTTGTATTAATGAGGCTCCAGAGGCTCTTTTCTCAATAATCAAAGAGTCGGGCTCCCATTCTAAATATAGGTCGTGGGCTTTACGCTTAAGGTCAGGAAACTCTAGGCGCTCTTTGTAGCAGTCAAGCAAGATGATATTGGGCGCCTGCATACCATCATTAGCAGTTTTATAAAATACACCCCATGTCGTGCATACAGAGAAGTCAGCACGGTTGTTGGTTTCAAAGGCGGTGTCCCAGCTTTGGATGATGTAGTCGCAAACAGGGGGCGTTTCTTTTTCCCATATCTTCCAGTATTCCCGCTTGATGAGGGCGCCTGCTTCCGATGTGGGGTTTTGCTGGTACTGTGCATTCCATTTGCTTGATGGGATTTCATTGCGGATAGCCTCCAACTCCTTTTGTGACCAAAACTCTGGCCATAATGGGCTACCAGAAGGCATCAAAGCAGGAAATTCAATCACTTCCCACTGATCACCTTCTCGTTTAATCGAGTTGTTAATAATCTGCCCAGTAAGATCTCTCTTAGACCATCTGGTCATCACAACAATGATCGACCCGCCCGGCTGTAGTCGTTGACGAGGACCAGAACCATACCATTCAAAGACTCGATCATAGACCTCTGGGTTGCCTTGCATGGCCTCTTGTTCACTGTGTGGGTCATCGATGATTAATAAATCAGCACCCTTACCTGTAACTGCACCGCCCACACCAATAGCAAAGTAATCCCCGCCCTTTGATGTATTCCAACGCCCAGCGGCCTTTGAATCACTCGATAGCTTGGTCTGAAAGATCTTTTGATAATCTGCAGAGTTGACAAGGTTACGCACCTTACGACCAAATCCAACAGCCAATTCAGCGGTATGGGCGGTCTGGATAATCTTTTTATC